ACCCGGATTGCATTCACTGCCCAATCAAGGAAGTACCTAACATCAATCCAGATGGATGGTTTCATCGCCGTGCCATTGTAGACACCATTGACAGCCGGGGACCCGGTAGAAAAGAAAGGTGCATAATAATTTGAATACTTTTCCTCAAGAGCGCCCTGCTCTGTGGTGGTAAGATTATCCACCAGTGTTCCCGGTAATTCTTTTAGGTTCCCGGTAATGAGCGTATTCGACCCAGAAAAATTAACGGAAGAATACCGACCGGCGAATGATAGGGCCTTATAATCCTTAGTTGCTGACCACATGGCAGCCACTCGCTCTGGCTGAAATGCGAAAAACTGAGCAAGTACACTGGCAGTTTCCCCGGGAACCAAAGATCCGGCCTCGAAGTTGTCCAGGAAAAACATATATGGCCTGGATGCTGTCCAGACTCTTAACTCGTTTAAGGTATCGAAATCAACGATGGTGTTTTCCACCGTGACAAAATAAGGAGAATCGTTCAGGGCCACAATTGCATTAATGGCGTCCGTAATTGTCTCTGTATCTGCCCCCTGGTTTAATGTTGCCAGGGAATCAAGACCCAGAAGGGTGGAGACATCGGTCCCAACGAGTGGGGCTGTGGGAGAAAAAACTGTCAAGGTTGCAATGTCACCGACCACGGCCCCGGTTGTTACTTCGAACCTGGTCTCTGTTACATTATATTCACATGTGGCCGACGCAAAATCTGTGTCTGCTCCGGTTCTCAACTCAACCTGAATCAATGCAGCTATGGCCGCAAGGTCAGCGGCCCCGGTCAAATCAAGGGCCTCGAAATTTTCGCCCTTGCACTCGAATGAACCGTCACTGATTGCGCTCAATATGGCGAACGTCGAGGGTGTCACCCCTTCGATCTCTGCAGGGACATCTTCGTCAATCCATCTGCCAATAATTGTATTTTTGGGGAAAGGGATTTGCTGATAAAGAATATCAAGAGCTGTCCTTGGTTCCGTTCCAACGGCGAAAATCAGGGCATCGTCTGTATTCGCTACCTCTGCAATACGGTTTCCACCAGTACCTAGGACGGATTTATCTGTTGTGATAAATAACATGATCCCGAACTCGCGTCGCAACACCCCACCGCCTGTAATTTGTGAACTGACTCTGACAATTTTACTAATCTTCGGCATCTGTTACCCCCAATGTTTCTGTTAAATCCGCAGATTTGGACAATGCGGCGTCAATGTCAACTGACCCGATAGTGTTTATGTCCACTGCTCTGCGTGATTGGTATCTAAAAGTTATGTCCACCTGTCGTCTTTCCTCAAAAAATGTACCCATTATAGCATCGAGATTAATAATATCTCCAGCCACCCCCCATGTCAATTCATTCTCCGCAAGCCAAATTTGCCCTGGGGAAGTTGCGGCGAAAGACAAAAGCCCCTCTATAAAATCCGCTGCCCCTGGTTTAAAAAACTGGACCGAATAAGTTATGACCCTTCGCCCCTGGTGTTCTAAAGTCTTTTGTATTTCCGGGTCTGGTCCTTCCTTGGCAACTTCCGAATCAACGCCCGATCCTAACTTGATAATTTCAAGCACTGTGGCATAAGGCACGTTTGGGGCAGGGCTTGAATCGTTCCCTGGTATAACGTATTTACTCGCAATGCCGGAAGCGACGGAAACAAATTTTCTGACAAGCACGTCAACGCTATTTTGCAGAGGGAGGCTACCCATTTTGATTTTCCAACCTGGTGGCGTAAATTTCGAGATATCCAAAAGTGGCCATGTCATGGGCAACCCGGACAGCCCAATTCAGGCCATTGTAAATGATTGTGTCTGATTCTGTCTGCACGGACCCAACTCTCAACGGACTTATTGCGTCGTGGTCGAGAGTGGGATAAAGAATGCAGATAGCATCGAAAAGCCTTTCACCCTCTGGCAATTCTTCACGGCTTTTCCCGGTCAATGGCTGGATGCTGCCTTGAAGATTTAAGGTGGTGACGACCCCTGGAACATAAACCCCGGTGTCATCCCGGCCACCCTCCGACTGTTTCGACAAGGAAAAGGACTCAGTGTTCCTGGGATTTCCCAGAACGATTTTCGCTGCCATCTGTCCGGTTTTGTAGACCATCAGTCGTTCACCTTGTAAGTGATTGAATTTTTATAAAAACCTGTGTCAACCAAAGGATTACTTGATTTCTTCGCCTTAATGGTCGATGCGGCATTCGCAGGATCTCTCAGCTTGACAATGGATTGCTGGATAGCTCCCTGGTGATTAGCCCCTATCAAACCGCCTATATGGTTTGTGATAATCATAGTTTCGGGGTCAACCGTTTCTTTGATCAAGCGGATAAGGACCTTTTCGTTTTCCTTATTCGCAATTCTTATTGCCGGGCGCTCTGGAATGGGACCCTTCCCAAATTCGTTCTTGATTGCCACCGCTGCCACCGGAGTACCATCCGGATATTTAGCCGACGCAAAGACGCCGACGTCAACGGATTTTATTCCTCCTTTCCCGGCATCTCGCAATACTTTGGCAAGCTTTTCGCCGCCTGAAAATGTTACATCAGCCATTAGACAACCCTCACGGAAAAACGACGACCCGGGCAGGCGTCCCTTAGAATGACATACATCCTGCCATATGGCGTGGCCGTATAAAAAGAATCTCCTGAATCGCTTTTTGACATCGATTCAAAAGATGTTGATATTGACTTTGCCGTCTCGCTGGATACCTCTCTTGCCGACCCACCTCCGTCAACGGCACCGCCTGACCCACCCACACCGCTATCCGTATCAACAGTAACGATATGAGCGGCCAGATAGACGGTCGCCAGGGGGCAAATGCAGTGGACGATAATTGCATTCGCAAGGATGACCAAAACATCTGCATCCGGTTTGGCGTCGAACTCTGAGAACTGCTCCCGGAAGATTGGCAAAAGCTCAGAGACCAACATCATTCAGCCTTTAAGTTTTCTTCAAAATCTGTCTTTTCCGCATCGGTCAACGGGCCATAGACCTTTTCCTCCTGATTCATGACGAACCACTTCCCTGCGCCACGGTGTTCAATGTGGTGCTTTTCGGGGTCGAGGGAGAATTTTTTTAATTCTGCTTTTTTTGCTGGACCCTTACCTTTTTTTAACTCTGCAATTGTGGCGTCGAGGACATCAATATCCTTTTGCATCTTATCGATCATCTCCTCGTACTCTTTTTCAACCTTTGCTCTGATCTCTTTTTCGAGGACCGGGGCAAGCTCCTGCCTGACTTTAGCCTCGGCCTGGCTTTTGGCCTGGTTCAATTCTGCTGCCTGCTGCCGTTTTAGGTCCTCATCAAAAACGGAGATAGTTGAACTGAGCAAAAAGGCGCCGGCCCGGTTAGCGCCAAAGACCTCAAGGTCCTTGGCGCTAACCGTGGATATCGCACCCCCGCCGCCACAAAGGATCGTTCCGATAAAAACCGGGTTACCTTTGTTTTTTATTTTGATCTTATCCATTTTGTTGATCTCTCCTTTTTGTGTCTAAAAATTAAATGTCATCAACATACCGCATTGCAGTCCCGCGTTTGACATTCAACCCGGAAATTTTATATTCCATAGGAGCATCAACGCCGTAGTGCATGTCAATCGTCTGGATGATTCGCGGCTGAATTGGCATAGCCATTTCCATGATCCGATCATTATTGAAACCAAAGAGACAACGATCAGACGACGCATCACCAGCACCGGCCAACTCTGCAACCGTTTCAAGCTTCAAGGACTGGCCTGTTCTACGGCTCCACTGATTCTGATCCTTAACATACTCCCAAACCGTTTTGTCGGAATCGAGCAATCTCGTATCACCGATCAAGGTTTCCTGGGCAAGCGGCATATAGACAGTCAACCCGGTCTTAAGCACCCGGCCCATAACTTCGGAGGTTTGGGCAATGATTGCTGAAACGTTGGACTGAATGAAAGCAACCATTTCGGCAGCCGTCATATTTGCAATAGTCTTAGCGGCCCCAGATGAGGGAATATCTGCCGAATTAATCAGGCCGGTTAAACCAAGATCCGAAGACCCCGACAGACCAACGATTTCAATATGATCAAGACAACCTTCTGTTCCGGCCTTGATTGTTTCGGTATCCAGAGCAAGCCCGGTAAAGGCAGCGGCCCGGAGATCCTCAAGAGTCCATGAAGGAATGATACCACCGTATTGTAGATTATACGGAACATTCCCCATGGACACCTGGGCACTGTTCGCATCACGACCAGTGTTATCGATGAATTTACCACGCCCATATTTATTTACAACTTTGTAACTGTAGGTCCTTGCACCTTCCGGGATGTTCGTGACGATTGGAAAGTAGGCATCCAATCTAAAATCGGTGTAAAGAACTTCTTCAACCATGGCCTGAATCGCCTGCAGGTTGTTGGTTGTGAATGTAACGGCCTGGGTGTTGGCCTCCACATCATTCAGGGGCATTATTACCGGGTTGTGGCTGGATGGCAGGGCGTCGAAATTATGCACAAGGCCCCGGGCTCCAAGTTGTTGGTTGTGGGAGTCGAGCAATTTTTTAGCTGCCAGATCCCTCAAAAATTTATAGTCAATTTGTTCTCTTCCAAAGATATCTGGCATGTTTCGGCTCCTTGCCTAAAGATTAATTAATTAAAAAGTATTACATTAAAGCCCTAAAATCAGGACAAATCAAGAACCCTGTAAGTGACGTAAATGTCGAGGGCGGCATCGTCGGAAGCATTCCCAGCGAACTCAGCAGAACCAGTATTCACAATGGCAATGTTTTTATTTGCAGCATCTGCCAGGGCGTCGATAGCATCACTTTTGGGGATTACATTTGTGATTGTATCTGCGGCCTGGTCAATAAATCCTGTCATCTCAATGGCTGCCGTTACTGCTGCGGCTGATCCACCATCAAACTCAATAACCAGATTATCCGCTGACTCACTCAGGACTTCGGACCCGGCTGTCAAAACGAGCATGGCAGAAACAAGTTGAATCAAGGTATTTGCGCCCTGGGCTGCAACAAGCTCAACCGGAGTTGCTCGGAGTGTCTTGATTGCTGCAACTGCAATGCTTACCTTGACGGTCACGGCTTCAATATCTGCAATGACAGGGAAGGAATAAACAGGTGTCGGAATCTTGACCTCTACAATTTCACCGTCGGCAACGGTCGCCTTTGGATCCACATAGAATTGAAAAGGGACTTTCCGCAAGTCATTTGCCGTAGCAGATGCCGGAGAATATTTAATCCATTTTCCGGTTGACTCATTATAGACAGCAGCGTCTCCAACTTCTACAGTTTCACCTGCCATGACAAAAAATGAACCGAATGAAGCCAGGGGAACAATGGCACCAATTGCAAAAACCACCTTACTTGCATTATTGGTGGTGGGGGATGTGATATCAAAATTAAATGAATTGGCATTGAAGGAGACAATATGGGTTACCAGTTTCCTAGTAGCGTCCGAAACCGGTTTAATCCAATTGTCATTACCGGCGTCATAATAGACACCATCGCCAGGCAAAAGTTCAACCCCTGCTGCGCCCCTGTCCATGTCCCACGGTGCAGACGGTCTTGCCAATCCACCGACCTGCCCGATTTGCTGATGGTACGAATAATCTTGTTGTAATTGGGCCATTTCAAGCCTCCTTGATAAAATTAATTATTGTTTAAAGCCAAAAATAAAAAACTATATCAGGCTTTCAATGCTTTTCTGCCGGTAATCCCTGTCAACGGTTTTGTCAAGTGTGCACCGCCATTACCTGAAAAATCCTTGCTTGAAAACTTGGCCGCTTCTTTCCGGTCTGTTGAAATCGAATCAAGGACACCAGTCAAATAATCATCTGATACGTCCTTGAAATCTTCGGCTTTCATGCCAACCGCGGTCAATGCTTTTTCAAGGATCTCTCTTGCAGTGGCATCATGGATTTTAAAAGCTTCATCCTTGCCGGTGAACGGCAGAGCCTTAGAAATCAGGATAGCCCGTTTCTTGGCACCATCTTTGATTGCGGCATCAACCATTTCAGGAGTGGGGGGCTCCTCCTCTTCCTTTTCCTTTTCCTTTTCACCTTCGGCATCACCTTCAGCAGGAGCGCCCGCGCCAGCACCCGCACCAGCACCAGCGCCAACCATTCCGGCTGCTATCTCTTTCGCCAGCATGGAAGTAAATTCAGGACTCTTTGCCATTTCTTCCATGGCGGGTTTAAGCTCGGCTACCAGGGCCGGAATGATGGCTCCCATGTCGATATCCCTGCCGGAAAGGAGTTTGAAATATTCGTTAATATCTCCCTCGGCATCATCTTTTGCACTTGCCATGAATAATTTAATCTTGTCCTCGGAGACACCCGCGTCTCTAAGGGCTTTAATCATTTGTTTTTTGTTCACCTTGTTGCCTCCTTGATCAAGAATTTTCACCGTGTCGCCGCAACGACCATCCGGTACGATAGCTAAATGATTATTTAGCATAGGCCCGTCCATTTTGTAAAGATAAGATTGACCGTTAAAATTTCCCTCCTCGGATATAATAAAGACATCATACCCAAGGCTTAGTTCTTCAATTTCCCTTTCGAGGATTTTTTTCACCACGGCTTCGTCCGTGATCTGGATCGATGCGCCCAGTCTTTCCGAGTCGATTGCCTCCACGACTTCCCCCACTGATCCGACCGATAATCGGGAGTGATTTGTCGAATCAACATCCTGCTCTGGATGCAAAAGGACAATCGGTTTCATTTTTAAGCTGCTGATGGTTTTCTCGTGAAATACTGTTTCCGCAGGCCTCATAACGCCAATGGGCTCATCAGAATCAATACCAAAATCGCGGGCAGAATACATCTGGACCCCAACTTTCGTAACGGCTGCGGTCGCTTTTAAGTATCCCTCTTCGGTCAAGATTCTTGTTGATTCTGTGGGCAATTCGATATTATCAGATACATGGATCTTAATATCATGACGATCTCTTAGCCTTATTAATTTTTTCATTCTTTGGCCTTTTTCATGGCTTTATTTATTTCTTTTACGAGCATGGCAATTTCCACATGGTCGCTTCCTTTCGAGGTAATTGTATTGACGTAAATACCCACAACGCCCGTCAAGAAACACATTAAAATACCAAGTAATAAAGCAATGGTACTTTTTGCAGACGACGCAACATGATGATTGAAGTCTTTCCTCAACTCTTCAATTGATTTTTCAAGCCTTGCCATAACACTCTGTCCTGAATTCAGTTCCGCTATTACCCCGCTATGCTCCGGGCAGTCAGCACATCGTATGCTTTCTGAACCACTCATATTTTTATAGCCTTATGAATTTTAATACTATCATGGAATTCACGCCCGACGCTATCAGAAAATAATAACTTACAAACCGTATCCGGGTTTATGTTAGCGTATGAATAGGATGTGTCATTTTTGAAGGTGACGACAAGCTCTTTCTTTTTTGGATCGTATCCGATTTGTTTTATATTTGAGCTTTCTGTTTTGTATTCTCTCATTGTTTATCCTCGCCCTCGCAACTCAGGAATTACTGGCTCTGCAATACATCTACAATTATAACTAAACCCTGGATGACCGTCTGGTGGTGGGGCAATCCACATAAATTCTACTCCATTCCTGGAAAAATGATCCATGTGGCCATCACTCCCAACCGGGTACTCTCCACCTGGTGTGCCGACCACCCTTTCGTCTTCCGACGTGCGCCAGATATATGACTTTATCCCCAGCCCCGTTTGACGGGCCTGGTTCAGGTTGCCTATTATTTTTTCCGTCTGATCCCTGGCAATAAACCTTGCCCGGTTTTTCGCAACCTTGAACCGGCCTTCCAATGCCTCGACCATGGCCTGCTGATCGAAACCTTTTTCACGGAAAATCTTTTCAAATTGGTCTACAATCTGCAGGTTTAATTCTTTCGGGATGCTTTTTATTAGACCAACGTTATCCATGAGGGCCTGATTCATGATGTGCCTTATGTTCAGATCCGACATAAACGGTCTTATATCCACACTAAGGGCCGTCTTGAATTTCTTGATCATTTGCGCCTTATGGGTGTGCCTGAGATTGTCAAGAGCAACCTGTACAGTCTCAACCCCATAGGCCTCACCGGATGTCATAAATGCAAACTCTTCGCTTACTGCCCTAACATATGCGGCCTTGATTTGTGGTACGGATTCGAGCCTTGCCTTGGTCCTTACCAAAAGAGGGTCAAGGATATCTTTTTTGATAGCTCGATAATAGGCCGTTTCATCCTTGCGCCTGGCCCCTATGCCTTTTGGCTGTTTAGGCTTCGCCATTCGGTAGGCCCTCTTTCCGCGCTCGCTCAATCTGTACGTTTGCTAATTTGTTTTTGAATTCGTCAACAGACTCACCAACAACCGGACCGAAGTCGTCAAGGTCCCCGATAATGGGGTCCCCGTCAAGGATAGCTCGTGCCTCATCCTCATCAATTATTCCGGCAGTAACAAGAGGAACAACAAAGAGAGCTTTTTTAGATGCGGATTCAACTTTGTCTTTTTCAGATAGATCAAGGATAGATGGGAATTCATAGCAGATTTTTTCTGACAAGCCCAGGTGCTTTCCAAGAACCATATCAATTATCCTCAATGGTTCAGGCAATTGGTTTTCCTGATCAGATGCGACCTTCAAAGCGTAGTTCCTGGCCTCACCTTCACCGGTTGAATTCAAGCCGGAAAGAGCTTTCGACCAGAAGCGCGTCTCTGGTATGTCGGCTGCGGCTGCCAGGCGGACTGCATTCCTGTCCATCAGATCCGGCAGGCCTGCAAAGTTTATTGTGGATCTCTCGAACGAATCTTCCGAATCTATGAAAATGGTCCGGTATATTGACCGGAGTATTGACGTTTGAGACATCCTATCTTGTAGGCTCATCTCATCGCCACCTCCAGACAGGGCATCTTCAAACCCTTCAATTTTTTGGATGGCGACGGACGCCTCGTTAACGAGGGAAGCCACGCCTTTGCTGACATTGGAGTCTTGGTATATCTCAGTGATAACCGGGATGAGGGATGCAACCCCCCAGTCCTGATCGTAGGACTGCCAGGCGTTATCTGATATGGACGTGATTCCGTCAAACCGGATTACTCTGGAATGATGCACGACGAAGGACCCACCCATTTTCAGGGTGACGTTATAGAAAACCGGTTTGCCGTAATTTTTTGAATACGGGTTATTGTTTTTCGATACCACATTGCAATCGAATCTATCAATCGTAAGGATATTTGAGAGGTCGCCCGGCATCATGCGCTCGATGCTCAGTGGATTTTCCGGGGATGACTCTTTTGTCAGGATGATAAAAAGACCGGTACCGTATAACCTACCCGCCTTGATAGCCCTG